CAATGTATTATTATATAATTTATTGAGTAATTACATAGTGTTGCATAAAAGCGTGACATTTTTGCACCAGTGTGACCGGAAAGACCCAGGTCCCGTGCATGAGCCACCCCACCCCGCTGCGTTATTTATTATGTACTCTGCCAGAGAGGGGTATTTTTAGCTGTAAACCACTGTATACCGGGGGTGTAATTCTGAGTAAAGTAGAAATTTTAAATTGTTAAGCATAAATACCACAGTTTTACGAAAAATATCTTACCGGGGGGTAATTTATGCTTGACAGATAGTGTACATGGTGGTATAATATACTTAAAGTAACTTAAAGCTACTTAATCTCCTCCTCCTATAGTTAATAATTTAAGTAACTTAAAGTAACTTTAAGTATTACTAGTAACAGAAATAATAAATTAGAGAAGGAGGAGAGATTTTGTCGTTTCTTCTTGACAAAGATTTTTTAGAAAGTATAACTAGGCGATGTCAAAGACTAAAACATATGTAAGTGAAGACGTTGTAGGGGAATTTTACCGAGCATTGGCAGCAGGAGATGAAGCTCGTATGAGGAGAGTACACATACCACGTTCAGATGTCTTCTATGTTAGAGAAAAAATACGTCAAGATACTGGAGTTAAATACACACTAGACCATGTAGAGAGAGCAATGTACCTTGAAGGAATGCTTGAAGCAAAAGATGTCTACAAACCACACCTAAAGAGAAAAAACTATGGCACATGAGAATAGGAGAGCTGCTCTCTTAAAGAAACATAATTTAAAGGGTGTGAATAAGCCTAAGAGAACACCAGACCACAAAACTAAGTCCCACATGGTTCTTGCACAGAAGGGACATGAGTTAAAGTTAATACGATTTGGTCAACAAGGGGTGAGTGGTGCAGGAAAAAACCCTAAGAGTGCTAAAGATAAAGCACGAAAGAAGTCGTATTACGCACGGCACAACGCACAGGACTCGAAGCCTGACATTATGTCGGCACGATACTGGTCACATAAAGTCAAATGGTAGGAGAAACCAATGGGAACTACAGATAAAGAGCATGGAATAAAGTCAAAGAGTAAAACTTCTAAGAAAAAGAAGTCTACCTCTGGCAGTAAAATAAACAAATGGATAAATGCCCAGCTAGAATCTAAAGGATTGTCTATTAGCGAAGCTAAAAAGGACGCAGGTAAGTACAAAACTATATCTGCTGCTAAAAAAGCAGGCAGTCTGTACTACACGAACCCTAAGGGAACTGTAATGATTGCTGCATTTGCTTCTGACTTGGACAAAATGCCTGCTCCAAAGAAGAAACCTGTTGATTCTAAAGAAGTTGGCAAACAGAGATTTGATATGAGAAGGTCTAGTGAAGAAGCTATGAAAAAATCTAAGGAAGTTGCTAAAGATGTTATGTCTGACCAGCAAAAAAGAAGTAGCAAGATAGCTAAGAAAAAAGAGAAACTTCCAAAGACTGAGGGTAAAAAAGTCAAAGAAACAAAAGTCTTTACTCTTGGAACTTTATTTGGAGCTAAGTCTGGACCTGAACAAGTTACTGAGAAAAACAAAAGAGAAGCTGCTGCTCTAAAGAAAATTGAAGCTTTACAAAAGAAGATACTTCAAAAACTAGATGCAAAAGATATAGAACGATTCTTAAGAATAAAGAATGGTGCAGGTAGTAATGTAGGAAAGTTTAACCAGTTAAAAACATTTGAAAGAAAAGTAAAGAATATGAATATGGGGGGTCTAACTTCTTCTGCCATGCAGAATGGCTTAAGTAGGAAGATTAATCCCTCTACTGGACTAACGATGAATAAGGGAGGTATGACAGACTACCGTAGCAAAGGAATGTTTTACGGTGGTGGAATGACTAGAAGGGGAAGGTAATGGTTGTTCAATTTGTACCTGCTGCAATAGGTTTAATTAAGTTAGGAAGAACTGTTTATAAAGTAGCAACAAGTCCTGCTACTCAAAAACTAGCCCAGCAACTGATTAAAAAATATGGTTGGCAAGAAGTAAAGAAAGCATCTAAAAAAGATATACAGGGTAGCCTAACCAAAGCAAAGTACGATAAGATTACTAAAGGCAAAGACCCTAGCCTTATAGATAATTTACTGTCAGGGACTAAGGTTAAGCCCACTGACAAAGGTAGACACTCTCCTGCAGACTTTATTCTTGTAGGAAAGAATAGGTATAAAGCCTTTAAGAAGGGGGTTAGAAATCTTGGAAGGGCAGAAGGTGCAGGGGTTGTAGGTGCATTAGCCGTAGGATACTATCTTCTTCCTTCAAAAGAGAGGACTGAAGTAAATAAAGACCTTAAAGAAAATAAAAACGTAAAGAATATACAGAAAAAACTTAAAGACAAAGTTAAAGTAGAATTTAAATCTACCCCGGCAGACGATAGGATAGGGACTAGAAGTACTGATTCAAAAAAAATGTTAAGAATAAACAATCCTCCGGGAAAAAGTTTTAGTTCTGTTACTATTAAAAAGGGGGATACTTACTCTGATTTAGCACAGAAGTTTGGAACAACTGTATCTAAGCTTAGAGAACTGAATAAATATGCAGACAAAAAATTACCCATTGGAAAAAGAATGAAGATTAAGTAATGGCAAATGTTCTTAGTACTTCTAGACTTAAAAATGTAAAGACAGACTTAACAACTACTAACGCTACCACAGTCTACACCTGTCCTGCTCTAACCGTATCTGTAATACAGTCTATGATAGTATCAGAAGACAGTAATAATGCTGATACAATAACAGTTACAATAACAAATGGCAGCGATGTGTTTAGTGTGTACAAGGATAAGGCTGTCGGTGCTAAGGGGACAGTGGAGCTATTTACCAGAGACTTAATACTAACCTCTAGTGACATTATCAAAGTAACGGCAGGTACAGCAAATAGACTGCATGTTATCACATCTATTGTGGAAATACCGAAGACAACAGCTGCATAGTAGTTATGCACAAAAGATGGTGGTAATTTTTTCTAATTATGGTATAATTGACTTGCAATAAACAAGGAGATATGCTATGATTAGATTTGTAAGTAGACTAGTGAAACGAGTACGAGAAAACCAGAAGAAACGTCAGGCTTGTAAAGACTTAAATAAGTTTACTGACAGGGAACTTTGGGATATAGGTTTAACTAGAGGTGATATACAGAATAGAGTATATGACTTAGATAAAGTAAGGAAGTCTGGATGGTAGTGAACGCAGCTAAAAATTACACAAAACCAAAAATGAGAAAAAATCTAGTGGCGAAGATAAAGGCAGGAAGCAAAGGGGGTAAGCCCGGTCAGTGGTCTGCACGTAAGGCACAGATGGTTGCTAAACAATATAAGGCGAAGGGTGGGGGTTACACCTCCTAGTGCCGTATTTACAGAGTAACATACCCTACTTTAAAGCGTGGGTAAGAAGAGAATATACGTGTAACTTTGAACAGTATCATGGTGAGTTCTTACACGCAATGGTAATAGCCGTAACGAGTATGCCGAACCGAAGTTTAAGTTTTCAGGTTATCTTTACTGGCTGTGAGTCAGATGATACTGATGAACCGAATGTACACGGTGGAGCAATGTGGGCGAGAATGCCCATTACAGGATTGGTTGGTGACACACCCTACGAGCAATGGCCGCAAGAGTTACCACCATACGTAGCACAGCCTTGGGATTGTATGTCGCATGACCACTCAGTCTACGTTTTGAATAGAGCAACTCCTGCTCCTTGGATAGCCAAGATAGATGGAGAGTTCTATCCTGCTAAATATTACTTTACTGTAGACTATACAAACAGTGAGATAGCCGATGACCCAGCACAACACAAACAGAGTCATGTGCTAGAGTTAATGGAAGCAGGAGAGTATACTGGTAACATAGTAGCGTTACCAAACAACAGAGTACGAGTAACACACCCTGCATGGTTTGAGACAGGGGAAGGACCACCAGACTTTAAACCAAGTCAACAGGTCTTTCATTCAAAACAAGACACTGAGTATGTATGGGACACTCAGCGAGTATTTAACAACTTATATAACGAGGAGAAGAAAAATGGCTGCAAAAAAGAAAATGCCAATGGTAAAAAAGAACGGTAAGAAGATTCCTGCTTTTGCTGCAGATGGTAAAGGTAAGATGGCTAAGGGTGGCATGATGAAGAAAAAAGGCTACGCTAAGGGTGGAATGAAAAAGAAGGGTTATGCTAAAGGCGGCATGATGAAAAAGAAGAAGAAGTAATGGCACTTGCAAAAAGCCAACGTAGTCTTAAATCTTGGGGAAAACAAAAGTGGAGAACCAAAAGTGGTAAACCCAGTGGTAAAACTGGAGAACGCTACCTCCCATCAGCCGCTATCAAAGCACTTTCTCCCCAAGAATATGCAGCAACAACTAGAGCTAAAAGAAAAGGCACGAAGGCAGGAAAGCAATTCGTTAAACAACCTAAAGGCATCGCTAAAAAAACCAGAAGTTATCGAAAGGTTACATAACGTGGGGTACTTTGAATGATTGTAGAGACTTGGTTTATAGTAGCCGTAATGTTAGGAGTCCACTCAGATGGGACGCAAGATGTGTACATATTTGAAAAACCGAAAGAACACGGTCACTTCCACAGTTCAGTGGAGTGTAGAGAATTTGTACGAGATAACCCTATTCCTATTATAAAGGCATTGGCAAATCAATATGGTAGAAGACCTATTCAAAAAGTTTTATGCGTTCCTGAAGAGAATGTTCTTAAATTCGTGGAAGAACAAGACATAAGTAACTTGGATGCCAGAATATAGGCATGGTCCTTACAGCATTGCAGGAGCAAAGTTAATAACTTGCGAAGTATGTGGGCATCAACACAGGAGTACACACTGTATATTCTGTGAAAAAACTGGAGACAATGGCGATTGGATAGATAAAGTTATAGAAGAAGAGAATAAAAAGAAAGATGATAACGGCTGAAAGATTAGATTCATGGAGACTAGTTCCGAGAGCATTAATACTATCGTATATGGTTGTATTTTATCAAACGTGTAACTGGTTTATGAATTTACCAGACCCCAATAATGCACAGGCAGGATTTGTTTCTGTTGTTGTGGGAGCAGGAGCAGCATGGTTTGGTCTTTATGTTAACGGAAACCGAGCAAGTGTTCAAGTTTCATCTAAAACTGAAAATAGGGAGAGCAGATGATTACTAAAATTAGAAAATATTTTAAAAGATTATGGTGTGCATTGTGGAATAAGAAGTGCCACGATGATTGTGACTGTGTTTAATAAAGGAGATAAGTATGCCTACACTAACTATGGATGAAAAAGGTAAAGAATCTATTACAGGTCTTAAAGTGGTTGATTTAAAAAAGATAGCTAAAAGAGAAGGTATAGATGTTATTGGTTTAAAAAAAGATGCTATTATGAAAAAATTAACTAGACGATTAGGTACTAGATTTTATAAATTAGGGGGTCTTGCTAAAAGACGGAAGAAATAATGCTAGGTGTATAAGACATACCCTTGTCCTATATGTGATAAACCAGTTCCAATATATAACGTACTTACTATTAAAAAAGAGTGGAAAGAGATGAAGGGTATTTGTGAACCCTGCTACAAAAAACAAATGGATAGGAAGTATAATACTAAAGAAAAGGATAAGAAATGATAGGAACAATACTTAGTTCGGTATCTAATTTGGCATCCTCTTACCTTGATGGTAAGGTTGCAGTTCAAAAGGCTGAAGCAACCATTCGCATGAAAGAAGCCACAGGTGAGATTGATTGGGACTTAGCTGCTATGAGGGCATCACAGTCCTCGTGGAAAGATGAATGGCTGACTTTACTTTTCAGCATTCCTCTAGTACTGAGCTTCTGTGGTGAATGGGGTAGGGCGATAGTGGCAGACGGATTTACAGCACTCGCAGGAATGCCACAGTGGTATCAGATTGCGTTAGGAGCTATTGTGTCTGCAAGCTTTGCCACACGGTCTGCAGGTAAGTTTTTTGGTAGGATGAAAAAGAAATAAATGTATTCCTGTGAGAATAATACTGGCTGTGTACATTAGTTACTTCTTTATGATACTTACAGTAGCCCTAGCAAGTGACCTTGGAGTTTTAGAGTATCTACTACCGTCAGAGCAAAAGAATAGTACGTACATATATTTATTTTGGGGAGGAGCAGCATTTATCTACCTGTTTTTTACAAGGACAAAGCGTGTCAACAATAACAGCAACGCACTCATATAATAATACTAATTCGTACAATACTACGAATACTGTAATAAACAACTTGACAATAACCCCTGATAAGAGTTATAATAGCCACAGAGTTGTCACACAGAAGTATCAACTTGATTTACAACAGAGATTTCAAGATGCAATGAGAGCCTTGCTGTATATGTTATTAATGCAGACATTATATAAAAATCAAATGTTTGATATGTTAGGTGCTGTGAAGTACCATAGGTCAATAGATTGGAGAGCATAAACATGCCATTTCACTTATCAAAGAAGAGTTATAAAAAATTAGAGGGAGTAAATCCTAAATTAGTAGAAACTGTAGAGAAAGCCATAAAGCTGTCTAAAGTGGACTTTGGAGTTATATATGGGGTTCGTACCCTAGCAGAACAACAAAAGCTTTATGACGCAGGACGGTCACAAACAATGCGTAGCAAACACCTCTTACAGGATGACGATACATCACATGCTGTGGACTTAATGGCATACGATGGCAAAAAACCATGTTGGGAACTTGTTTTGTACGATGATATTGCAGACGCAATGAAAACTGCTGCTAAAGAAACTGGAGCAGTAATTCGTTGGGGAGCAGCATGGAATATAGATAATATAGCTGAGTGGGAGAGACCAATGGAGGATGCTATGAACCACTATATAGACGTAAGACGTAATCAGGGCAGAAGACCATTTATTGATGGTCCACATTTTGAGTTAAACTAATGGCACTAACAGAAAAACAACAGAAGTTTTTAGAAGTACTCTTTGAAGAAGCACGAGGTAATCCTCTTCAGGCTAAAAAACTTGCAGGGTATAGTGACAATGTTGCTACTTCCTCTATTACTGCTGCTCTTAAAGACCAAATAGCTGACCTAACTAAACAGTTTATTTCTTCTTCAGCCACTAAAGCTGCTTACTCTATGTATGAGGTAATGCACAGTCCTACAGACTTAGGTAATAAAGAGAAAATGATAGCAGCTAAAGATGTATTAGACCGTAGTGGATTTACTAAAACAGATAAGGTGGAGGTAACAGCGGCTAGTCCTCTGTTTATCCTACCACCGAAAAACAATGAGAACGACTAAAAACTGGAAACTACCTATACCAGAGGAAGTTAATGGGCAATTTGATTGGAAACCCATAGTAAGGGTAGGTAGAACTATACCATTTGGTTACGAGCAAGACCCTAAAGACAAAGATATACTGTTACCTATTGTAGATGAGTTAGACTTACTAGAAAAAGCTAAGAAGTTTTTAAAACAGTATAGCTATAGAGAAGTATCTAATTGGTTAAGCCACCAGTCAGGCAGACGTATATCTCATGTGGGTTTAATAAAGAGGGTAAAGATTGAACAGAAACGTAAGAAAGCAGCTGCAAATCAACGCTACTTTGCCGAAAGGTACAAAAAAGCCCTTGAAAAAGCAGAGAAGCTTGAAAACGAAAGAGTTGGCAGAAGAACCTAAAGTCTATGCCCAAGTAAAGCCTAAACCAGTAGAAGTCGAAGAAGCACAAAAAGTTATCTTCCAACCAAACAAAGGACCACAGACAGAGTTTCTTTCCTCTACAGAACGTGAAGTATTATATGGTGGTTCAGCAGGTGGGGGTAAGTCTTACGCAATGTTAGCCGACCCTGTACGTTACTTTAATAATCCTCAGTTTAGAGGACTACTAATAAGACGTACAACAGAAGAACTGAGGGAACTTATCTCTGTTTCCAAACAACTCTACCCACAAGCAATACCTAATATACGCTTTATGGAAAGAGATAAGACTTGGGTAGCACCGTCAGGAGCAACACTCTGGATGTCCTACCTAGACAGAGATGATGATGTTACACGGTATCAGGGACAGGCTTTTAGTTGGATAGGATTTGATGAACTTACACAGTGGGGGAGTCCATATCCGTTT